GTCATGCTTGTGCTTACACATCTTTTCCATTAATTGTTCTGGCGTACTATTAAAGAAACCTCTAGCAACATCTTCAGGTAATTGTAAGAATTGAACTAAGAATACAATCGCTTGTGCTTCTGTAAGAATACCCTCTTGTACTTTTGCAACAATATCGATTGCTGAACTAATCTGAGCACCATTATATGACGCATCAACTTTCTCAACTTCTTCAACTGCTACCTCCGTACCTACTTCTTGTACTTCATCTTCGCCAATCTTCATGCCTGTTTCTTTCTCAATAGTTTCATCTGTCAAACCATCAATATCATCTGCAAATTCAATCGGCTGCAATGTCTTAAAGTAAACATCTAAGTGAATACCATTAACTGCAAGCACCTCATCAATCGCATCAATGATTATGTTTTGCTTTGGCTTTATAACTGTGTTATCAAATAGCTGAGATGCAACTTTTATCTCCTCTGCATTGTTCCCTAAACCTGTCTTGTCTTTAATACCAAACAACATAGGAGATGTAACTCTATGCCCAACTAAAATTTTCTTTGTACATTCCTCAGATAAGAACTTATATTGCTCTGCTGCTTCCGAGATAGGTATTTGGTCTATCGTTGTAGCCTGTTGTTGATTATCGTTAAACGATAAAACAAACTTCTTACCACTTGTGCTTGTAAACTTTTGCGTAATCTTTCTCTCAATAGCATCTTGTTCCTCTTTTGTAGGTGTACCATTGTTAAAGTTTACCATCATGCTAGGTGCAAATCCCTGCTGAATGTTTGTCAAATGATAGTTTCCTATCTCCTCATCTATCTCACTCCATTGTAAAGAACCTTGATAATCAACAGGAGAAAAGTAAAAGAAGCCTGGAGAGTAAGGGTGTATAACCATGATTTGGCTATCACTTGCTTGACGTTTTCCGTCAAATGCATCGTATCGTATAGGCTTATATTTATCTTTCCTGTATTGCTCCCAATCATCTGAGTAATAATATCCTGTAATGTTACCATCAACTGCCTTTTCTGGTCTTATATTTTGTATAGGTAAATGTATTGCTTTCTTAATTTCAGTCTTGCCCTTGTTCCAAACTACATTAAACGCAGATTGACCTAACAACTTCAAATCCAAAGACACCTTTCGTATATCTTCATCTCTAAAAATGAGCTTCATTTTAGCATAGTCTAATGGTCTTTTGTCTGCATCTGTTGCATCAAGACCTTGACCATAAATCATCTCTCCAATACCTGTAATAATAGCATTATTAACTGCACTACCATTGAACCTATCTATTAGGAATTGATAGTAGTTGTTATCTCGCCCATATTCTACCCACTCCCTAGCAGGGTTCTCCTCAATCTTTGGAGTAGTATAAGATGACATTTTTACTAAATTTATCATGCTGCTTAATCTTCTGTGTTATAGTAAACGTAATTTCTTGCAGTTGGGTTTGCATACTCAGTAAATGTAACCTCACTATCTGCATCTATTATCATTGTACCCTCCCATCGTAAACCAAGTACAACGGCATCTGTTGGACTTGTATTTGTATCATTCGTTTGCTCATATACAACTACATTGTAAAATGAGTTTGTCTTTAGTTCATCAAATGGAGCTGCGTTTGTTGGTACATCAAATCTTATTGCTCTTTGCGATCTAGCAACAGGAGAAATTACTCCGTATGTTGCAACTCTTGTTTGGTCATCTATTACACCAATCAAAAAGTAATTATTCTCAGCATCTACACATTGATTGTAAATGTTTAAAGACAATTTATTTGCAGCAATATTTTGTACCCAATGCTCCATTTATTTTTTCTTTTTTACTTTGAAAGATTTGTGAACCTCACAACCTCTTTTTTTAGCATACCAATCAGCAAACTGCTCTGCATCTTTGTGCATGTCAAAATATTTTGTAATAGCAATAAAGTCTCCATCTACATGCGTAATCTTGTAAACAGTTTTACTCTTGACTTTAAGTTTATCAAAATATATCATATTATTGAATCGTCTGAGTTATCTCTAATAAATTTAGCTGCTTCCGTTCTTGTCATTAAGCAGTTGTTTGGATATTCCTTTCCCTTACCTAAATCAAGCAAAGCAGAAAGCTCTCCACTGACCCAACTAGCCTCTAGTTCTATTATATGAAATTTAGCCTTACCAATTTTTACAACAGGGTTAGCACCAAACTTTCTACGATTGTACTCTCCAAGCTCTTTAAAGGTTGGTTTAATGACACCATTTTGAACACCCTCCTCGTCATATTGTGGTATTCCGTAGTTTTTCATCAACTCTTCTGGAATCAATCCTTTAAAAGTCTTTGTATCAAGAGATAAATAAACGTTTCCTCTCATAATTAATTTGTATGTGCAGATAAACCTGCGTTATAATTGTTTTCTATTTCGTCTGATGTAATAACTCTATCATAAATCAAGAAATCACTTATATGACCATCATAGTCTTGTGTTCTTGTTGGAAAGGAATGGTTCATCCCAACACCAAAATCAGATGTTGTTCCTATGTTTATACCTGTGTTAATAGTTTTTGTACCTCCTAACTGAGTTGTTCCAATAAAACATTTCATTGTTGTTCCATCAAAAGTAAAAGTAGCAAAGTTCCAATCTCCATCAGTTATAGTTCCAAAATTAAACCAATAATTTGTTATTTCGTGATAAACTGATAATTGTGAACTGTTAAAACCTAAAATTATTCTATCTGTTGCAGACTTTAAATCTGCTAAATATATGTTATCATTACTATTAACATTTTTAAACCATAATTGAATTGTTGCTTGGTTACCACTTAATGTAAAAGCATTTGGTCTTGCACCTCCAAACTTACCTAAATTAAACGAGTTCAATCTATCTCGAACTGCGTTACCGAAGATGTCCTTAGTTGGTATAGTTGGGTTAGCTATAACGGTTGAGTTTAATGTTGCTGCTCCGTCTGTTAATCTGTAAGCACCTGCTGAAGATGATTGTTCTAGTTGTCCACCCCAAATTAAAATATCAAGGTCGTTGTCGTTTGAATCTCTATAAATACCATTTGCCTTGTTAGCTAACCCCGAAGCAGTAAAAGTATATGATATTCTATTCCAATCTGTTGTAACTGATAAGTTACTTGAAACCTGATTACTATCTCCAACTAATCTACAAAGTTGTGTTTGACTTGTGTTACTTTTAACATAAAAAGACAAAGTATAACTGTTAGTACTTAATGTAAATGTATCATATAAACCACTCTGTCCAGTACCTAAATACCTTGCAGCAGTTAAATCTCCATTTGGAGATGTAGCATAGTTATTTGTTATCGTTGTGCCTGTATTTTTTATCCAATCACTATTTTCAAAATCTTCTGAAAAAGGGTACAAATTACTTCCCTTACTCCAATTCTGCATCCCTAGTTGTGGTATTCTTGGTTGAGCAGGTTCGTATATAGCACCATTTATAGTACCATTATTACCCTGTCCTGAACTATCATAAGTTAATGAACCTGCACCCTCGCTCATCGCCCAATACGCCTTTAAATTAGATAAAGCTATTGTAGTATTATCTCTATCAGTTACTAAGTTTTGAGGATTTGCGTAATCGTATGCGATGTCATCGGCTGCCCAAACTGAATTGTATATTTGGAAGTCAGACAAAATACCATCAAAATATGATTGAGTTCCAAATACATGTGAACCTATTGCTGCTTCTGTACTTGAACTCAAATCTATTGTACTAATTGTTTTATCTGTTCCTAATTGTACGCCATTTACAAAACACTTAGCAGTTGTGCCATTAATTGTAATAACACATCTATTCCAAACATTTGTTGTAACAGAACCAAAATTAAACCAACTTATTGTATGGTCTAATATTGAAATTTGATTATTATTGAAAGATATAATAAATCTGTTATCAGACAAATCTTTAACTGTATCAAAAAATCTTCCTAAAGTATCATTTGAATTAAACCAAAAAGCAAAAGTAGCATTTGTACCTGCCATTTGAAATCCATCAACATCAACATAATCAGTTGAGCCATTAAAATCTATAGCCTTACCTGTAAACAACTCGCCTACATTATTGTTGCCCGATTTGTCAGGTGTGATTTGTTTATCTCCATCAATACTGCTCGTTTCAAATCCAAGCCACATCTTTAAGTTGGTTGTGATAACTTCGGCTGCTGCTAATGCACTACGGAAACTACTTATTGTATTTTGTATAATGTTTACTAACATAAAGCCCTATTTAAAATAAAGCTACAATGTCCGTTGCAGTTGTATCAGTTGCTTTTACATGTGTAACTTGAACAGGTAAAAATGTTCCGTTTGCTATGTTCTTTAATAAGACAGTAGAACCACCTAAAGTGATTACATTTATATCTCCTCCTGTACCTACAAATAATGCAGCAGGAGAGTTAAAAGATGCACCTACTATTGCAGTTCCATCGCTTGGTGTTACTGCTAATGCAGTTGCTGCTTGTCTTACTATTGTATTCTGTGGCATAATCTTGTTTTTTAAGTATATTAATAAATAGTAAACTACCTGTTTTGTTTTAGTATAGAGCAAAAAAAACCCTCACATCTCTGCAAGGGTTCTAATATTATATACCAGATCTATGAATCTACAACTGCTATTGTAGAACCTAAACCATCAAATATGGTTGTTGTTCCCGGTTCAACAAAAAGAGCAGATTTACGCTCTCTTGATGTTATCGTCAATGTATAGCCACTCATATCGCCAAGAGCTTTACCCAATGCAACGCTACCACCTGTAACAGTAGCACCATTGTAAGCACCTACTAAGTAACATTGCCCAAATCCATTCGCTTCATTCACATTGTTGTCCTCTGTGAATATTTGAAAGCGACCAGAAGTTAATAAGCGAAGTGCAGAAAGTGCTGCCTTGCTTAAATTTGGTAACATTAATGTAGTTACTTGCTCATAAAATACTGTACCATTGTCCTCAGACACAGTTATAGTTTCAGTATATTCAGAGCTTTGTGGGTTTAAAGCATATTTGAAAACATTTGCAGTACCTGCTACACCTGTAAGTTGACCATCTGCGTCAACTGTGTAAGCTCCAAGTGTATCATGATTAGCAAAGTAAACGTTTCTTAAACCACCTACTGCTTCTCTACACTCT